ATTAAACGTTCCCGTAAGGTCGTAGCTATCGTCTCCGTAACGTTCTCCTACTAAAGCATACCTTTTTTCCATCAAGAAGGTTTTAGCCTCCTCAAACTTAAAGGATAGCTTGTCATAAGGTGCAGTAGGACGAACCTCACCATCTGTTACGTCTACATATCTTGTTATATCCCTTATACCTCCATTAGAATAGAATGTATCTAAAGGATTTATCTCATACTCATCAGTTGAAGAATTGTATTCTATGGTTAGGTTAAAAAGCAAGAACATACCTTTAAGGAAGTCCTTAACAGTCATATCTGGCATATTCGCTAATATGCTTACATAAGATACAGTAGAACTTGATGCGTTATATATTCCTTGCTCTGATGAAGAACCTGGAATTAAATTTCTAGTAGCTGTTAACTGTACAGAGAAAGCAGTTATTGTCGGAGCGCAATCAATAGTTAATTGAGGATAAACTATTGCATCTCCGGTAGCCTTGTATATTACAGTTGCAAATGTCTTATTTCCTGAATTGTTATCCTGTTGAAACAATACGTTGCCTGTATATCCATTCTTAATAGTAACATCGTATAAGCCCGATCCTGTTACGGTAACAACATAAGACAAAGTAATGTTTGCATCAGCAGAAATAGTTTCATCTCCAAAGAAGTTAGGCTGATAAATGTATTTACCACTTTGAGTTACTTCTATGCCACTTGATAGCGTAAAAGACTCCATAGGTAAGTAAGTACTATTACTATCAGCATTTACAACCCCTCCCTTGTCTGTATGAAGCCATAAATACATTCCTATGAGTTCCTTTGATGTCAAGAACCCATCAGAAGTGAATGTAATGCCAAACTGATTCTGAATAGCACTTAATATATCTACAAAACGGATAGCAGGGTTTAATTGTGTGTATTGAAGACCTGTTTTTACTCCTGCATCTGCAAATGCGCCAAAATCAAACATAGCAGGACTGCCTGAACTATCATAAGCATACTGTTTAGTGTGTGATATAAAAGGATAAACAATATTAGCAGGAAAAACCGAAGTACTTGGAAATACAAATCCAGAAGAAACTCTAAATCCTGTTTCAAAACCTAACTTAACGTTTGTTAAATTGTAGTCGTGGCTATATCCCTCTAAATCTGATAAGTTTGATAGTTTTGTACTTCCTATCGTTTGATTCAAATTAACCATGTAGTCAAAGAAGGTAATCGAATAAGATGAAGCCTTCCCATCTTGCATCTTAACAGAGTCAAGCTTTATTTGACCTGTCTTAAACTGAAGCGAGTTTAAATATATATCAGCAGATGTATATGTCCTACCATCAAAGGTGCTTACCACATCCGCATTATAATAGTGTTTAAAGACTCTATTGTTGTTCTTTGATGCAGGAACACTAAACTGCTTAGTAAAGCCCGTAAAAGCCTTGTCAGGCTCTCTGGAGTTCTGAATAGAATCTACTAAAGAGATAGTTTCATCTTTGAATAAGTCAAGCCTTTGACCTTCTATGTAAATCTCAACATTAAGCATTAACGTATGTTTTGTATTTTGTCAAATGCGTACTCAAAGTCTATTGTGTATGAAACTAACTTGTCATTGACAGAAGTCATGTAACTAAGTGAGTTTGTAATAGGAGTAACTGCAAATACATTGGTAGATTCATCAGTAGTCTTAGTAAGCCATACTTGTTCAGACAACATCATCTGCTTTAATACCTCATTATAGTCCTCTGAGACGAATCCGGTGCTTAAAGTAATCCTTTCCTTACCCTGAACGTTAAAAGAGCGATACTGATGCTCTGAAGTGCCATAGCTGAAGTTTAACAAGTCCATTACATTTGATTTGTAGTTAGAACTCGTAGTAGATATACCTTCAGTCTCTTTAGCGAAGAAATAAACGTCTTGTAATGCTCCAAACTTATTTACAAATGTTACTTTGCGATTAGGATGAATATTGCAGTTCATTGTTCGCACCTTTATGCTCTCGTAAGCATCTTCTATCTCTCCAGCGGTGTATTTGTAGATTCTTACTTCATCAATAGCGTTTACATCTACTACATTCTCGAATTGTCTAAGCCTGGGGTTATATTCGTATATTCCTCCATCATCTAACACCCTTTGTCTATAATTATCCACGCTTACTGTACCACTTGCACTTGGATACCTAATCAAACCTAATGTGTTAGTGGTTGCCGTGTAGTTGTAGGTATTAACCTCATTACCCTGATAAGCAAAAACTACGTCTAATTGCTCATCCCCGAAAACAGGTACACGAATGTTCTCGTCATTAGGTCTCCAAATAACTTTATTAGATATTAGTTTTGTTCTGGATAGTTCTGGGTTTGCTCCTTCTTCAATATAACCATATCCCTCAACGGCTATACGAGTAGTTGTGCCATCATTTACCCATACCGGATAAGAAGTATAGTCTCCATTGAAGTTAATGTCTATGAAGTCTCTTATGAGTTCAGATACTTCGAATGTAGCATACACAAAGCCTCCTCCTGCATCAGAAACAGACTTGGTTAAACTATAATTAACAGTTCCAGGTACAGTAGATGCTCCTGTCCAAACTTTTAAGTTTAATGTAAAACTAGTAGGTCCAGCAGATGCTAGTTTCTTTATATAGTACGGAGACCTTACGTTTATTTTAGTTGGCATTGCTATTATTTTTCTTTTTAGCTTCTTTAGTTATATGTCTTTCTAAATCCAATTGAAATGCTTTAGAGAAATCCTCTGTCATCTTAGCTTGTTCAGGACCAAATAAAGTAACATAAACATTACTTCCTTTATATCCAAAGCGTTTAATAGCTCCTTTCCTTCGTATGCTTCTTGCAATCAAGTAAGAGGCACGCTTTATGTTCTTTTCATTGTTCTCAGGACTTACTAATTTGCCCTTCTTGTTTACATATCTCAATGTAATTCCCTTTGATTGAATCCATTGTTGTATGTCGTTAGGCGGAGGTAATCTCTTACTAGATGATGGTGCTTGTCCTGAATTTATTAAATCAACTATACCATGCTTCTTCTTCTTTCCCTCAGAATATAAGTTTAATCCTATCTTCTCCTCTCCTCTTACCTTAGCTACCTTATACGCTACACTATCAGCAGTCTTTCCAGATGCGTTAAATGCAGAAGGTGGACTACCTTGACCTGAGCGTAAATACGCCTTTAGCTTATCTGTAAGCTTAAGACCCCACTCATTTAATGATGCCCGTAGCTTAGTTACTAACATATAGAGTAATCCTTAGGTACTGTAATTTGTATTTCTGATGCCCACCCCGCTACTTGACTGTCATCAAAAGCATTTACTGGTTGTGCAGATGGTTGAACGTACAATCTGATGTTACTCCGATATAACGTACCCCTTCTTAGACTTTCTACAAGTCCCATAAGAGCAAATAACTGCTCATTCATTACATCCTGCTCATTATTGCCATCGTAGAACTCATCTATCGTCTCTTCTACCCAATCCTGGTCTACTATGCCTAAACAAAGCACATACAAGGTAAATATGACGTGATTATCTGAAAACTCTACTCTGTTTACATCAAAGTGTGCTAACGGGAAGATAGTGGTCTTGTTTAAGTCCAATTTAGAGTCATCTCCGTAAGAAACTGTATTGGTAATAGTGTTTCCCTTGAAGTGATCCTTTACACCATCTAAAACTGCATATAAACTGTTCATTATTTAAGTAATTTAGCTTCTAATTGATTTTTCCCCGCTTCATACGATAAAAACATCATAGCACTTCCAAGTGGAATCTTTGTCGCCTCATTAATTCTTCTAGCATCACCTCCTGCGAGCGCATAAATGCTTGGATACCATCCAAATCTTTTTGCAAAATTCCTTTGCTCTTGTCTAATAGTTCCGGATTCTTCTCCAAAGATTTCAGGGTACCTCTCGCTAATTTCATTGATAAACGATAAAAAAAAACCTTTACCCCAAAAACAATGTCTAACGGCATATCCTTCATAGCCTCTGCGTACACAGAAGAACTCTTATACTCCTCAATCTTATATCTTTCCCCAGATAGCATCCTAACAGGTCTGAATAACACCGCCATAAGCTTATTTGCTTCCTCCCAATTGTTAAAATATGTACTGGCATCTACATACTCACCAAAAGACATATTCTCTAAATTAGGTATGAAACCCATTAATTGCTCCTTCCCGTTTATATCCTTAAACTTGAAATGGCGTTTTAATGGTGTCTCTGCCTTGAAAATAGTGTTTATATGCTCTAAGGCAAACATAAAGGTCTTTAATGGCACATTATAGCTATCTTTGAGTTCTAAGCCGCAGAATATCTCTAATGCCTTCTTGTTTAAGAAATCAGCACCCTGCTCTGTATCCTTAGCCTCCTCATTCATCTCTAATACCTTTACATACTCCTGGTATTGACTAAGCTTTATGTCACCAAGTGTCTTAGGTATGTTAAGGGATAACTCTACTTTACTCATTAATAAGCTTCTTTAACATATTTACCTTTTCCATGAAACAAGCCGTACAAGATGTAGGTCGCTCCGCCCTTTTAAATACTCTGTTGTAAATGTCATATATCTTTACCCGATCATCATAGGTTATCTTATCCCTTTCTACTGCAAAGTAATCTTTCAAGTAAGTAAACTCCTCCTCAGTAGGACACTCAGGCTGCTTATTGAAGTTGAATGCTTTATTCCACTTCTTTCTACGCTCATCACATCCACAATCATCATAGCCTAATGCGTTAGCTACCTTTTCTGCTACCTTATCTATTCCTGTCGCTTTTGTTATTCCAGCAACTACATCACCCAAACCTTCTGGCTTAGCTTCAAAGGTTGCCTTCCATTCTTTGTACTCTTTAGTACGCTTGTCTAAACTTTCGTAATACTCAATGTCTTTCATAATAGTTATTTCTTATTAGTAGATTAACCTTGTTAATGCCACATTAACTATTCAAATGTATAACTAAATTCAATATGTTTTGTAGTAAACTATCATTTACGAAGCAGTAAACTATAATTTACGAAGTAGTAAACATCCTTTAATTCATTTATTGTTTTGCTTTTACAACAAAAAAGTAGTATCTTCGTTATATAGATGAGCAAGAAGTCTCAAACTTGTGTTACCTAATAAAGACGGACAACACTTGGATCAGATAACCTTAGTGTGTGAAGTGCGGTTGTACTTTGTTGCTTTCTGCCACCCAGACCATCCACCACACCCGATACAAACGACCATATCGCTACTTGGTCAATAGCAATCTTAAAGCAATAGGGGTGGCGAGTACCGTTTAGGTGCGAGTAACAAAACTACTTTCCTGTTTTAGTAAATTACTTTTCTATTTATAAAAATATACATAATTAGTTAATTGTTTTTTTTACACTTGTAATTTCATATTTTTAGATTTTGTAAGAGTGGATGACTTAGCCCCTACACATTCATTTTACGTTATCCTACCAATCCACTAGGATACTAATTGGTATATAAACCAGTCGGTATATAAACCGGTCAGTATATTAATAGAATGATCAGTATATTTATTACCCTAGTAAGTTAGTAGGGTATTGATTAAAATGGTGGTTTATCCCAATGAGCTAACCAATACCTGACTATCAAACTACCTACAACATTAATGCACCCTGTATAAGGATAGTTTTAGACCTTGTAATGCCCTTAAAAAAGTTTGTTATAGTTAAGTATTGGGCACAAAAAAACCCTCGTTAGAGGGCTTAAAATAGGTTTAAGATATTAATTAGTCAACCGAGTAATAACAGGGTGATCGTTTAATAAATTGAATCCAATCCATGGTAGTGCTACTTAGATGAATATCAAAATCGTCTTGCGTCATTGGTTCGGTCCGATACTTTGCCTTGAATATTGCACCTGTGTAAAGGTCCGTGGTTACTTTCCTAATTGTAAAGGTCCTTTTGCTGTAGTTAGCGGTTGCCTTAATTTCTACGTTTGTGTTTCCTAGTTTCATGGTGTTACTTTTTAATGATTAATATTTGATCTTGTTTAATTTCTGGGTATTCCGTGGCTATGGTGTTAAGTGTACGCGCCAGGTTATTGGTGCAGTAAACTTTGTCGTTGGCAATTATAGTAAACGTTTTAGGCGTGCTATCAATCCTCATTAGTTCCTTAAGAGTGAATTGGGAGCGGTCGATATCGAAATAGTTTGTGTACATATTAATGGTATATTAGTCCTATCTTATTATTATCATTATTTAATATTGTCGTGGCAAAAAGATCGTTTTTTGACGCGTCAACAAAACCCGCATCTTCCAGGGCGTTTTTATCTTTAAAAATCTTCGTATACCTATCTTTGTTTTTATCGATTAAATCAACCTGTTTGCCGCTATCCGAATAAATAACAGTAAAATTACCAGGAAGATTCTTAATTTCCTTAAATAAGGATATTGAATTCGTATACGAATAAAAATGCACTTTTGGGTTATTATTAAATATAGTTAACCACTTGCGCAAATAAGCACGGGAATAATAGTCCCCGCTATCGTGTACACGAATAACGTCGGGTTTTTTCTTGTTTATTTCTAATTGCATGATATCGGCAAAATTATCTTGCAAAGTTATTTGGTACCGTTTTTCAAAAGCCGGTTTAACGTTAGACCAAATGTAAGCCCCTTTTTGGGCGTAGCAAAATTTTATGCAGCTATCGGCAAAGGGGCAGGTAATTTTACCCGATGCGGTTTTATATGCAGGTATGCCAAAATTAAATACCTTTTTGCCGGTTAACTTACTTGTATTTTTTAGTTTACTATTTTGCGTTAAAAGATCCATAATTAATACGCTTTAAAAATTACTTTATTGCTTATATCTCTTATTTCTAATTTTATACCGGGATAATCTACTTTTGTTATAGCTACTTTTGCCCGTTCTAAATTGTGGGCAGGTATTAAAGTGGCGTAAATCAAATTTGTTACCTGTACACCTTTGCTCCAGTCCATTGGGCTAAATTTCTTTTGCCCGGGTAATTTTGCGTAAATTCTGTAATTTGTCTGCATGTTTTCCGTGTTAAATTGATAATAAATAATACATAAAAGATAATATTCCGATAAAGGCAGCCCATATTGCCAGGCTGCCCAATAAACTCAGTACCCGTATCATTGTGCGAGTAGGTTGCAGATTATACCTACCAATCCGGCAAAAAGCAATACGCCATTGATTAAGGTTAAATAAAGTAACAAGGCTAATTTTAGGCAATTTTTTAAGCTGTTCGTTTCTTCTGTTCTAAATGTTTTCATGTTCTAAAAATTTTAGTTATTGATAATAATTAAGGTTAAAAATATTTTTATTCGAAAAAATCTATCGAAAGCAGGGTTAATGTTCCTAAAGTAAAACCTGCAAATAAACCAAAAAAAGCAAAAGCAGGTGCAGCAGGAGCAAAAAATAAAACAAACCAAAAACCACCTGCAATAAAAAGTAAGATTGAGATAATAAAAATTAATTTTTGAATCTTGTTAAAAGCTTCCATGTTGTTTTATGTTTTGTTTGTGAATTAATAACTCCACAAAAATACATTTATTTTCATTACTACCAAAAAAAATTCAAAAAAAAACAAAAAAAGATAGCAAATATTTGTTCATGCCAACAAAAACGGACTATTCAGGGTAAAAAATATTTTAAAGCGTTTTAAGCGACGATTATAAAGCGTAATGTATATTTTATCCAATTAAGAAATAAAGTGCTTTAAAACGGCTTAAAATGTGCTTAGATCCAATTTACCAGGTCAAAGATCCAAACGGAAATATATTAAGTAATACGCGCATATGCACACGCAATGGTGCGCGGGTTCGAACAATTGCGGGCGCGCCGGTGCGCACACGTATAATACAATAAAAAAAAATAAAAAAAAATTTTTTTATTCAAAATCTTTTTCGTATAATACGCGCGCCCGCCCGCGCACACACGCACGCCCGCACGACCCCTACTATGTTTAACGATACCCCTATTATGTTTAACGATATACAAATAAGATCTGCATCATACCCCTACTATGTTTAAGAGCCAAGATAAACTTATCTTGCTACCCCTATTATGTTTAAGGATTACTCGTAACAATTATACTATATTATTTGTTACGAAATAAAAAAGGAGGCGATTGCCTCCATTATTTTTTGTGTTAATTTATTCTCATTCTAAAACGTAATTAATAAATTCCCATATCTCTATTCCGTTCCAAACATATTTGCTTTCGTTTATTTCGTCGCATCTCATATACATTCCATCTACTCCTGACACAAGTTTAAACTCCTTATCTTTTAATATCCATTGATCTGGGTGTCCGCAGTATAAAGAATCTGTCATTTCTGCTATGGTTTCAAGATCTCTTATCGTGTACATATATTAATATTTTACGTTCCTTTTAAGGTCTTCTAATCTGCTTATTCTTGGCTTATAGGAGTTCATAGTATCTTCTATTAATCTCATGTCGTTTACTATCCTGGTCCAATTCTTTCCTTTGTGATCTGTATAAGTTACTTGATACCTACCTGGACCTGCATACCTAAAGGTAAAGTCTGTTATGTGTGGATTAATCTTGCTCATCTTGATATTCTTTGGCGTTAATTACATATATGTTTTCAGGTTCAATCTCTGGATATTCTTTAATTAATCTATCTCTTAAAGTAAAGTAGATATTATCTGTGGCGTAAATCTTATCCGGACAAACTATTATGTATTCCTTTGGTGTAGTTTGTATCCGTACAATCTCTGATATTGACATCTCACCGCTTTTAATTAAATCTTCGGTTTCTCGTATGGTCAAAAGTTTAAATGCTAGCATACTTTCTGGAGGCTTTAAAGTTATAAGCTACACAATCCAATCCAAAATCAAAGGTAAATCCTTCGCTCTGTGCTGCGTTCTTTAGTTCTTGTAAGGTTATATAGTTTAAATCATCACCAGCTTCGCAGATAGCCTCAAAAATAGCCCTGCCACCTATTGTAAGTGATTGCTTAAACTCATCTATATTAGACCAATCTTCATCTAAAACTATTGCATCATGCCACTTTATTGTCTCAACCAAATCAGCCACAAAATGTAAAGCACCAGACTTACCACCTACAGACCAATTTCTATTGTATAGTTTTACTTCCCTTTCACTATAAATTTTCCAATCATAAACAGTAAAGTATTGATTACCGTATTGGAAACACCATTCAAAATGAACTTTCTCGTCTGAATAAGGATCTACAAATGTAGGATCCCCAAATACCCGTAACAGGTCATCATAACTAACCTTTCTTAAATCTGCTACCTTATAAAAACCTACTGTATTATAAATAGCGTAATCTTGCTCTGTAATTAGTTTAATAGATTTCATGTCTTACTTGTTAAATATTTTATACATTCCTGATACATCACTATTACCGCCAAACCATGAAGATAGCGTAGATACTTCACCGAGAGTAAGGTCTAATACAAATTCCTTTTCCCTAAGAGTTTTAGTTAAATTGGCAATCCCTAAAGGATAAGAAATAGATCCGTCTGTTAATACTTTCTTTTGTTCTTCTGATAATCTGTCGTAAAGTGTCATGTCTTATTTGTTTTGTTTGAGCAAACCTATGCCAAAAAAATCAAATAAAAAATAATTTTAACATTTATTTAGGATTAGGAATACCTTAACAGTATTTTTCTCAAAAAATAACAAAATATACGACATAAATTTGCCAGGATCAACATATCGAAATATGCGATTTAAGGGCTTTTACTGCAAAAGTAGGGTTAGGATACTATCCGTGATAGAAAGTGCCTTAAAACGGCTTAAAATGGCTTATACGCCCCCTATTATGTTTAAGGGGGACTATTATGTTTAATGATAATATGAATGTACTTGAATTATTTGCTGGTAGTAGATCAATAGGAAATGTAGCTGAGGAATTAGGTTGCAATGTTTTTTCTGTGGATATAATTGGATTTAATAAAATAGATTTGGTTGCTGATATAGAATTTCTTAATCCTAATCAAATACCTTTTAAACCTGATTTAATATGGGCATCGCCTCCATGTACCACTTATTCTATTGCTGCAATAAGTACACATAGAAATAAAAGCACGCCAAAAACAGATTTTGCCGCAAAGAGTGATCGCATTATATTAAATACATTGAAGCTTATAAAACATTTTAACTGTATTTACTATATAGAGAATCCAAGAGGATATTTAAGGAAAATGGATTTTATGGCTGGACTACAAAGAACTACTGTATGGTATTGTAAATATGGCGATACAAGGGCTAAACCAACAGATATATGGACCAACAATCTATATAGTCTATTTAATGAAAATGGATGGAAGCCAAGAGAAGAATGTTTTAATGGAAATAAAATGTGCCATCACGAATCAGCACCAAGAGGATCTAAAACCGGAACTCAAGGCATAAAAGGTAACTACAACAGGTCTAAGATACCATATCAGTTATGCCATGAAATTATATCCGCATTAATATAATACCCCCCTATTATGTTTAAGGGGGACTATTATGTTTAACGATACGTTATCGTATATTGTAGGTTCCGTGATTCTTTCCTGTCCAAAGATGACTTAAAGCATAACGTGCAGCATCCAAAAGGTGATTGTGTGCATCAACAGGTTTATCTGGAGTTTTCCAAGCGTAGTTATTTAACTCCTTTATTAGGTTATGGCTCTTAGGGTCTACTACAATATCCAAGTCCTGCATCATAGATATACCCGAAAGGATTGCTCCTTTAACATTCTTATTCTTTACAGGTTTTATATTTACTCCCAAATTCCGTACCTCGCTTATAAGTCTTGGCTCTGAACTATCACATATAATTAAACCATTACCTGCTAATCTTCTGTTTTGACTTGCTAACTGTGTAGTTGTAAGACTCTTCTTGTAGAGCAGTTCTTTTAAGTATAATTTTTTTCCTTCTACATCTAAGCTACAATGAATAAGTGTTGATGGATCTTCACTAAATCCTATATCTTGACCATAGCAGTTCTTTTCCAATAGCACAAAGTCTCCTACTGTCCAATTCGAATACACTACACCTTCTGCCTTCTCTAACCATCCTCCTAAGATGACATGCTCATACTTATCAGGTCTTTTAAGCTTCATCTCAAAGATAGACTGCAAGTAACTATCAGGTAGATTCTCTTTGTTGTCTTTATATGTGGTATGGACATAGGTTGTGTCTCCTTTAGTTCCGTTCCACCCAGACTTTACAAAGTTAGCTTCAAAGAATCTCTTCCATACCCAATGCTCTTTGGTGCATGGATTCATAATCAATATAACCCTATTCTGTTTTCCTTTCTTCCTTACGGAAAAGTCAATCTTCTCAAATAACGTCTCATCAATTAACTCCTCTGCCTCATCCAATACAAACGCAGTTATACCGGTAAGTGATTTAAGTGATGCAGTCTGGTTCCCTGAAGTAGTTCTAATTCCCTTAAACAGTATAGAACTTCCCGTAGTCAAGTTTATAATCTCATCCTTTGTAATCTTAAAGTCATTAGGTGTACCCATCATCTCTATCTTCTCCAAGAACTCTGGAATAATAGAAGCGTAAGCTGATGTAAGTGTATATCGACTAAAAAGTATCTTCTCTCCTTCTTGATATGTCAAATTAAGCAGAAATAAACATACTCCAAATGACTTGCCTGATCCACGACCTCCGGTAACTACAAAATATCGTGTTTTATTAAGGAATAAAGGTTGGTACTTCTCATTAATGACTATCTTATCATTCATCGCTATCTTCTTGGTGTGTTATGTCTATGGTTTCATCCTTTTTAGCCATATCCCCATTCATAAACACAATTGTAGGTGTATTTTTAGCTTGAACCTGTCTGTTTTGATCTTCAGGCTTGCCGTAAGCGTATTCTAAGAGCAATTTAAGGTGATTGTATGACTTCTTGGATTCTTTAGCGCAGAAACGCCAAAAATCAGCCTCAGTAACAAACTCATCTATGATTGCATTGACTGCATAAGCTGCTATTCTTTCTTTTTTAGCCTTATTAAGCTTTGCAGGAGTAACTTTAGACTGTTTCTTGACTATTGTGCCTTCTTTTCTTCCATTATGCTTCCTTCCATCAGGTCTATTCGGTTTTGAACGTGACATTTCTTATTTATTTTATATGATCATAGTCTCCATTCATATAATCCTCAAAATCTTCTCCAAAACGCTCTTGAAGAATCATTTTATATGCCTTTATTGAATGAAATATGCTTGAAAGGCTTATTGTTGTCTCACTAGCTATCTGACGAAGACTATAATCCGTTTTAAAGTACACTTGTGTTAGTTTTGAACCATAAATACCAAATTCATTTGTAGCAGCTATAATCTTGTCGTAAATAACGTTAAATGCAGCCTCTCTATCTACATCTGTATTCTCATTTATTTTATCTAATGGCTCCCAGGACACTTTTCTATTCTTCTCCTTTAGAAAATCATAGCAGACGCTCCTAAGCGTAAGAATTATGTACCAATAGTTTATTTCACCTGTGTTTTCATACATAAGACGTTCCGTATCCTTAAAGGAAGCAATCTTAATGTACATATCATGCACAACATCCTCTGCATACTCAGCAGGACAACCTAAATTGATTACTATTCTAATCCATTTATTGCGATCCTTCTCTAAAAGAGATAGTATATCCATTATTATAACTTCAAAACAGTATTTTGTTCCTCTGTCGGAGGAATTGGATTTACCCCGCCTATCTCAAAACCGCAATTGTTCCTAACCATACGCATCTTAATTGGATTATCGAATGAAGTTGGTTTACCTCCTGTTTCTGTCTCTTTAACCTTCCGTACATGAATCTCACTTACCATCCAATCATGCGGATGATGTACATACCTATGAAATGTGAACGCATCATCTGCTCTATTACCCCACTTACCACCTCCTTCTACATCAGCCATATTCGGAGGCATTGGCAATCCTTGATATTCATGTCCGGATGGATGAACCTTACGCAACGCATCTGTAACACAATGGCAATTCAGGTATAAAGTTATGTTTTTTTCTTTACATAACAACCTAAACTCACTTGCGACCTGGTAATCATACTCGTGAGAACCTACACTCCTAAGAAGTGAGGAATCTCTTACAAGTGCATTGTATGGATCAATTAAACATCCATCAAACTTTTCTAAGTCATGTCCTATTCGTATAGTTTCAATGATGTCCTTATAGGTGTATAGCTTTTCCGCATCAGCAATAAGGAAATGCTGATTAATAAAGTCATACGCATACTCAATCTCATAGTCTGTCATTAGCTGAATAGGTTTGCATATATAAAACTCTATAAGCTTCCTAAACAAGTTATTCCTGCTATTCTCTATACTGAATACCCACCACTTTAATTTAAGCTTTATCGAGTACAACATCATAAGGTACAAAGCCACAGTAGTCTTACCTACGTTTGCATGACCAATTATTATATTGAACTGTCCGTGCTTAAATCTTATATGCTCATCTAAATCAAAAACGCCCAGTTTTAAACCCTGAGCGATTTGACCTTTCTTGACCATGTATAAATAGTCAAGCGTTGAAAGTTTCTGTTCCATATCCTATAAGAAACTCGAGAAGTCTCTATCTGGTTGCTGATCTGCATTAGATGTTTCTAAGCTATCAATCTTCCATCCAACAACATCTGTTGTGTATCTCGTGTTTCCATTCTTGTCATTGTACTGACCACCTCTAAGGTTGAATGAAACCTCTACTTCTCTATTGACGGTAAAGTTATCTAACAAAGCACCTTTGTCGTTATAAAACTTTACAAGAATATCCTGAGGATACTTGTCTTGAGTGGTTACTACACATTCTCTGATTACTAACTTACCGAATGAGTTAGGCTGATTGATCTGTTTAATTGTTCCTTTAATTGTCATAATAGTTATTGATTAAAATTACTAGGCTAAATAAAATTATTTATGGCTCATTGTTTAAGTGAAACTTCTATCTCTGCTGAGAGTCTATATTTCTTTTTAATGTCATCTATACTTCCTCCTTTAGCTATATAGTCTACTGCCTTCTTATAGTCGGGGTTTGACTTGTCAAGCAAAGGTAGTTCTTGGGCAGGAAATACTTTTCCATGCTTATTGGTAGCATCAGCATCTTTAGTGTCGTCGATTAGAAACAATCCATTAGCAGCATACTTCCTACCATAGCTTGAAGATGCACCAAAAGACTGTGCTACATCCATTCCTTTCTTATCTCTGTCTACACCTACAACCGCCTGGGAAACTACACTAGCATCTGATTCAGCATCATGTAAAGTGATATAACAAGATAACGTGTTTTCTGCTATGTATGAATCCTCAAATGTAAGTGTGCATTTATACTCTGCAAGCAATGGTTTAACCGCTACCATAATGTCCTCTAAGGACCGGTAATTGTACTTGCCAAATGAATTGAACTGATTCTTTGGTGCAATCAGTCTTTGTTGAATGTTAAATAGTTTTTCTTGAATAGTCATATCTTGTTTTCTTTTAATATTTCTGATTTAACAATGTTCTTATACTCCCTTGGACAATTGTCCATAAGTAATTCAAAAATAAAAGTAGCATACTTCTCATTCTGAATGGTCAAATTCTTTATTTGCTCTGTAAGTTCAGCAATCTTCTGGTCCTTGTAACTAACTAAATCGTACATCACTTAATGGCTAAGATTGCTACTACTCCTGCAAACATAAAAAATAATGCGATTGCTGCAAAGATTAATGCATCTTTAATTTGGTTTTCTGTTTTTCCCTGTCTGTCCATATTAACTATTTTAATTATTTTATCCGTTAAATCCTCCGCATATTCCTTTCGTGCATAAACATTTTTTAATATGACACTAAGAATCTCATCTCTCAAATTCATTGGCAAGTAATAGCTATTAAATGGAAAAACAAAATATTTTAACTATTTTAACATTTACCTCACGGTATTTGTCTTGTAGTAATTACAGTACACTCTGAAGTATGGTTTGTACTGATCGTCTGTATTGAAGCTTATAAAGTCTGGAGTAACAACAAATGAAATAGCACCTTTGAGTGTTAAATGCTTTATTAGCTTACTTCTTTTTTTTGGACATTGACACTTAATTGTAATTGCCTTCCCTATTCTATGTGGATCTTGACTTGTTATCCTATTGTCTAACGCATACTTCTCAGATACATAACCAAGTTCTATCTCTAATATCATCCTGGTAGACTTAATTACCCTATCTAAGATTAATACAGGTTCCCGTTCCATGAACTTGTATCCACTACCTTTCTCATACGGACAATCAAACTGACTCCACTTTAAATATTCAAGTCCTTCAATATCTTTTTCTTCTTCTGTCATTTCTTTTCAATTAAGACAATAGGATTGCTTAACCCCGATAACATTAATTACTTAATAGTTAATCAGAATAGTTCTAGGTTTACTAGATTTAGCTTCTTGCTTTAATCCCCCTTTGATTTAGATTCTATGCCGCATCCTTTTAATGGATGGTTATCGGTATGGCATGAGAGTTGACACCTCTGGTCATTGCTCTCTTTGAATCCTCGCAAGTTACTGTATTGGGTAATAAGAACTTCCCCATCTTGACGTTTGAGTTTAGTAGTCGTAACTACTTAGGTCTAACCGTTAGTAAACACCCTTTATGTAAATAATTGTTAAAAACGTTGCAATATACAAAATTATTTCATTACTTGCACCATATAAATTAATTACTTTAATAAACAGAAACATGAAT